AACCATCTGCTTCTCTTAATGATTGACAACTAACACAAAACTTCTTTTCCATCCCAGCCTACTTTCAAGTACCTATATTCTGATGCATCACATACTGCTGTTAATTTCTTGCATACATCACAAGTATCTAGCCAAACTCGATATTCATGGTGTCTGGGCTTTCCTAGCCCCCATTGTTTGCCACAATCGGTACAAACATTATCAGGTTGCTCTTGGGCTAGTCGCATTTAGTTCTGCCTTTCGCTTTTCATAAACTGGCTTAACTTCATCTTGCTGTTTTTTATTTTTTAACTTTGCCCAGTTTTCACCAAACACTTTTATTAGTTCTTCTGGGGTCTTGGCTGATTCTAACATTGCATTAATTTTATCAGCCATTGATTCTTCTGGTTCATCCCAAAATTCATCCCCAGCATACAATGATAAACCAATGCCTGTGCATATTGCGATGCACTTAACCAAAACCCTTTTCTGTGCATTATTAATAGCCATTGCAGTTGGGTTGGTGATTGCTTTGTTATTGTTATCTTTAACTGGCAAATACTCAGTCATGGTTTTACCAAATGCAGTAACAGAACAATTAACCATCATTGTGCCATTGTAAATTTGTGGTTCACCATAAGTCCAGTTGGCTTGTGGGTCATGTTGTAACAATGTATCAACAGAATATACCCAAGGCAAATAATTAAATCGACCCATCTTTTTTATTTCATTTGATACATCTATTGTTCTAAGTTCTTTGTATTTGTTCATTGTGAGTTCCTAATAAATTTAACAAGACTACCAAATTCAAGTAATGCCCATATTACCCACCAACCCCAGCCAGCATCAGCATGATATAGAAAAAAAGCTGTCAGTAATCCTATCATTTTCTGTCCTTTGGTGGTTGTTTATTGTGAGTTGGATAAATAGGGGATACAGGTTGAACTGGAATAATCATTTTTCTGCATTCCAAAATTGTAAGCAAATATGTATAAAAACAAAAATAATAAATGCCCAAACAGCCAAGCCAGATAAGGCAAAAAACCAAATTAAAAAGTTTATCATGGCTGGCAATCCTGTTCTGCTCTGGTTTCCCAATACTCATAAAGACAAGTAGTAATGATTAGACCAATGACTGCTTTTTCATTTTTTTGAATAGCATCTACTAAAGCATCCCAATGAGTACCAAAGAAAGCATCATTTAAAAATGCTTCTTTAATATTTTCTGGTAGGTCTGGGTTGTAATCGCCATTGAGCAACTCAGCTATTTGTTCATCAAGTTCAGCTTGTTCATCTTCAGCTTCATTGTATGGAGATTCAAGCCAGTTATCATATTTGTTCATATCACATATCCAGTTCTAAGATAATGAGTTCCAAAAATTACTATAGCAAACATTAAGCCAAGTAAACCACCTAAGATAAAGTCTTTCATGTTATCTCCTATGCCCATATCTATAAAAATCCATGCCAACTGATTTTTTTGTATATACAACTTTACCTAATGCTTCATCATAATAAGCAATGGTGCTAAAAGCCATAGGGTTTTCCTCATGCAATTCTAGGATTACTCTGTCAATCCTAGCGGCAATCTGGTCTGTAATGCCAACTGGCAACTTGTTCCATTCTTCCCGGCTCATTTTGCTGGATGCATTAATAAGTCGCTGTTGTTGCAATAGTGTTAATGGGTTGTTCATATCTTTTCCTGTTTAATTAAGCTACTTGTAACATCCTATCTACTAAATAAAAATCACCGCTAATAGTGCAAAAAGGTGTTGCCCTATCTGTATCTAAACCATCAAATCTTCTACCTGATTTAAGCAAGCCACCATTGTGCTCATAACCCAAAGCATCTGTTATTTCAAAGTAACAATCATAAGTTACCCAGCCAATCAATGCACCAAACTTATCAAACAATGGGCTGTGCTTAGAAAAGTAATAGGTAGGTTCTTTGACAAAGCCACCATGAGCTAATGCTTGAATGGCTTCTTTTAGGCGATATGTTTTCATTGTGATTCCTTGTAAGATGCCCCCGAAGGGGCTGGTTAATTAAACTGCTTTAGGTCTTTGAATTAGGGTTTGTTTAACACCATTGCGAACCCCATGCTCTTTGATACTAGTTTTTAATGTAGCTGTTTCACCTTCTGCTAATTCCCAGATTGATGAAGCATTCCCTTTATAGATTACAACATTTTGTTCTGCATCTTCAAAAATAAACAATCCAATAATTCCAAAATGACTATTTAAATTAATTACTTTTTTTAATGTCAAAGTTAAAGTAACTTTTTCGCCAACTGTACCAATATGCTGTTTTTTAGCATCAATAAGGGCTTGTTTACTAGCCCATTCAGCTTTGCGAGCATTGCGATCAACAATGCATTTGCGAACAGCTAATACTTGCTTTTCAGACAATTTGCCATAAGTAGCATAAGCAGAAGCTAAAGAACCAACAAAACCTTCTTTGTAACATTTAAAGTTGCCTTCATCATCATAGATGCGACCATCAGCCAAAAAACTTTCAATATCAGCAAAATCTTCATAAGTTTTGCAAAAAGTTTTGTTTGCATTAGCAAGAATACGAGCATGAGTAGCTTTTCTATAGGCTTCTTCATTTTCAATGATTGAACCCCATTGATAAGGTTTTTGCTTGATAGTGGCTTCCATTGTGATTCCTTTCGGTTGTTGATGTAAGTATATTGCTACCAAACTTTTGCTATGTAAAGAAAAATCGTATTAGGACATACCCTAGTGTCAAAAATACAACAGCCCCCGAAGGGGCTATTGCAATTAAAGACCTATTCTTTTTTTGCTAAACATCTGGGAAGTGGTTGGATATTTAACAAGCCCAACATCTATCCATTGCACAGCTTGATTGGGGACTTGTTTTTCTATAGTTGAATCGATTAATCCAACATTGAATTTACCATCTGTTGCGACCACTTTGTAATAAGTGGCATCTGGCAAATTATTGACAACAACTAGCGTACCTACTGCTGGTAAGTTTTTCATTGTGATTCCTTTAGGTTGTTAAAGAATTGTATTTACTTCTACTACTCTTATAGTTTAAAACATATTGCAATGCAATAATATAGGAACAAACCCTATGTTTATTGATCTAGGTCAAGAAAATGAAAAATAGTTTTAAGGGTAAACCCTAATATATGTTTCTCAAAGTTTACCAATCGGGAAATTTGTGTAATATTTGCTACATTTTTAGGCAAAAGTTACTGATTGGGAAATTTGGTATCATTTAGCATGACCAGCTTAAACCAAAGAACAGTTGCACTTCTCAAAGATAGGGGCTATGAATGCGATATAGTCGAAAGCTACAATGCTTTCACAAAAAGAAAAAAAGACTTGTTTGGAGTGTTCGACATATTGGCTATTGGAAAAGGCGAAACAATTGGAGTGCAGATTACAAGCAAGTCCAACATTGCCGCTAGAATCAAAAAAATTGAGGAATCTGAGTATTTACCCCTATTGTTAGAAGCTGGTTGGCGAATTATTGTCTTTGGATGGTTCAAAAAAGACAATGGAAGATATGATTACAAGGAATTTGAGTTTTAGTAGTAAAATAGATTTATCGCTTGGTGGCGATATGAGGGTAAGCCTTAGTCAGCAATCTGCACCTACCCGGTGTCCACCAACATCCCTTAAAAAAGGATGAGATTGCTGTCTAGGGCTTTTTTTATGGTGGTAAAAATGGCTTGGCAATCAATAAATTTAATGGAGCAAAGGAATAAACTTCCCAATGCCCCAGCTACTTATGTAATATATTTTGATGGTGATATGGTTTATATAGGATCATCTAAGGACATTAGAAATAGGTTTTCTGGTCATGCTTTTAGATATAACTATGGCAAAGAAATAATTACACCTTGGCAAGAAATTCCAAATACAGTTGCAATTACTTTGAAATATAAAACAACAAAAAAAATTGGTGAATGGTCAATGCGAGAAATTAGATTAATTTATAGGTTAAAGCCTTTGTTTAATAGCCATCATAAAGGTAGGGCTATTAAATGAAAAGACCATCATTTCAGTTTTACCCTTCAGATTGGCTTAGAGATACAGCTTTAAGATCATGCTCTACAGGGGCTAGGGGTTTATGGATAGATATGATTTGCTATATGCATGAAGGCAACCCCTATGGTCATTTAAAAGTAGGAAATAAGGTTATCCATTCTTCTAACCTTGCAAGAATGGTTGGGGAATCTGAAGAACTTGTAGAACAATGGCTCGATGAACTTTTTGAAGCTGGTGTATATGATTCAGCAGATGATGGGTCTATATTCTCTAGGCGAATGATAAAAGATGAAAACCTTAGAAATATAAGGGCGGCTGGTGGTAAATTGGGTGGAAATCCATTGTTAAAGGATAAACATAAGGATAACCATGAGGTTAATCAAAAACCAACCCCTTCATCTTCATCTTCATCTTCATCTTCATTAATAAAACATACACAGCCTGAAGGCTTTGATTTGTTTTGGAATAGTTATGATAAAAAGGTTGGAAAGCCTAATGCAATAAAGCAATGGCAGAAGATTAAGCCAGATGCAGAACTAATAATCACCATTGTCCATAAGGCTAAAGCAGACAAAGTTGCTAAACCTGATAACAAATACAGGAAAGACCCCGAAAGATGGTTAAAGGGTCAGCATTGGTTAGATGAAGTAATTGTAGAACAGGTTGTAAAAGCCAAGGAATTGCCACTAGGAACTAATGAACAGATAGAACAAGCATATAGGCTTGAATGTGGCAAAGACCCAGCCTTGGCTCGATTTAACAGCTATTTTGATATGAAAAACTACATAATCAAACACAGAGAACAAAAGGCAGTACATGGATGATTACAAAGTTGTGCAACTGCAAAATGGGGAGCATCAGGAATGGCTTTTAAAGAAACACTATGCCAAAAGAACTTGTAGTGTTTCTTATTCCTTTGGGTTAGTTTACGACAGTAAACTAATTGGGGTATGTACATTTGGATGCCCACCAAATTACAACTATAACGATGGTAAATGCATTTTTAATACTATGAAAGTTAAAACACTAGAGCTAAACAGGCTGGTTATTAATGAAAACAATGTTAAAAACTTATTGAGCTATTTTGTAGCCCAATGCATCAAAATGCTACCTAAACCTTTGGCATTAGTAAGTTATGCTGATCCCAATCAAAACCATCATGGTTATATTTATCAAGCCACAAACTGGATATATACAGGGGAAAGTACACCTAAAAAACGATACATATTTGAAGATGGGTCTAGCTTTGACATTAGAAGGGGATTAGATACAAAGGGTAAAATTGTAGAAATACAAGATTTAAAGCCTACCCATAGATATATTTATCTGAGTGGCAATAAGCATGAAAAAGCAAAAATGTTCAATGATATGAAAATGAAGGTATACCCATACCCCAAAGGTGAAAACAAAAAGTATGAATGTATTGATTTAAACATTAATTACCAAAAAGGTCTTTTTGATTAAGGAATATATGACAGTCCCATCGTTTACAGTTGTAAGTCTAGTAGAAAACCCAGATGGATCAGCAGATGTAACATTGGATTGTTCACCTGATTTTATGAAAATGATGGTGCAGTATGGTTTTATTGCAATATTAGAGAAAGCGATTGAACAGGCTAAAGATGAACATACCTAAATTTGCTGATAGATTAAAAGAGCCAAACAAAGGAGAGATCCTGTTTGAAGCCTATTGTGCTTCTAAGGGGTATAAATTTAATCGCATTGGGTTTGATGAACATAAAAGCGAAGTTTCTAATTTTTACCATTTAAACCATTTGATTCGCAATCTACCAGATTATGTAGTTCATACTGAAAATTGCTCTTATGTGGTTCAGGTTAAAGGTACAGATAATTTTAAAAAGAAAGAAATTGATCTTTTGCCATTGTTTTTGGAATGGTATAGTGCTCCAAAAGCACCATTGGTATATGCCTTTTGCTTTGAGGGATGTGATCCATTGTTGAAATATCCAGATCAAATCATAAGGCTGTATGAAAAATCAGTAGATCAAAGATGGGATGATGGAGTTGTGTATAGATGCCTAAACCTGAGATAGACACCAACTCAGAAGCATGGCGAATAGAGTGCGAAGCAAGGGAACTGTTAAGCTGGTCTTTACAGAAAAGAAGAAAGCAATTGGCATTGGTTTGGGAAAAAAGAGGTGCTGAAGGTGCAATCAAACTACAGGATGAAATAACAAGATTATGGAAAATACAGAAGAATCAGCAAACAAAGCAAGACGATTTATTTATGAAAAATCAGTAGATTTTGCCCAAGCCAAGGCAAAT